GGGATTTATTAGTTTTATTAATAAAAATAATGTGAATCACTATAAGATTTTGTCTAAATCTTACGTTAGTAAGGTAAGAAAACAAATCCTCCAGCGGATTCAGCTTTGGTAGGATAGAGTCGTTCCTGTTGTTTGATTGATCTTGTATTTACACTGAAAGTAGAATTCCAAATCTGATCGAAATCAGGGAATGTCTCAATGTTAAAATCATTCAAGGAAGTTGCTCCCATCCGTATTAACCACTCAAAAGAACTAGCTTTTGGTTTAACGCCAAGCTTATCCAGTAGGAAGGAATGTACATCCTTACAAACGGAGTAGACAGCTCTCGAACAGCCAAGTGACGCCCAAGCGATACCAACAGCAGAAGCTGCGAGTTCAGGGAGTCCAAATGATCGCTCTGGGAATAAGAGATGGGAAAGTAGATCCTCATCCTTTCGTTGCGGCATCATGTGTCTATTGGAATATCCAAGGACTTTGATGTCTTGCAAGTCTCCAGAAATTTGCGATTTCTTGGTGCTAAGTATAGCATTAAAGTATTCGAGTGCCAATGTGGCAAGTCTCTCTAGGTAGTGTTGCCCTTCTATTTGAAATAGGTTTTCAGGAAATGCAGTCAAACTGTCATCGCCTTGAACTTTAATAAAAAAGTTCGGAGATTCAATGTTAATACCACTCTTGCTTAGCAAGGTAAGTATCATTATTGTATTCACGAATGAATCAAGAATCTGAGTTTGTTGAAATCCAGATGCAATTCCGTTTCGTGTCCATGAGAACAATCGTCCATCAGGGAGGCAGATTGGTGTGTATTTAATTGAGTAACACATCCATTGCCATAGGTTCTCCAACCGTTCTGGTTCAGTATAAGAATCGGGATAGAAGTTCGTCGGAACGTATCCTTCTTCAAAAGTAAAGTAGGTTCTCCAAATTTGGTGAACGTCATCAATTACTTCGTGCAAAGCACGTTTGTCGAATTGACTCCAGTCAAGCGACAGTACTGTATTATGCGGATATTTAGCATATACTTTATTGTAAAGTTTACGCCATCCACCTTTTATCATTTCATTTCCCCATAGCATGGGTGAATCAATGTGTTGATTAAGGTATTGTTCCTGTAAAGGATAGATGAAATGTTGTTCAGCCATCAGCAAAAGTTTTGTGACACCGAAAACAGCTCTTATCTTGTCAGGCTCATCCTCATCCACAACATGTGATCGAGCATGTAAGTTAACAAACTCGTATGGAATAGGTGTTCCGTCTTTAGTCCAGAATTTAGCGTGTTTATCCTTAATTAAATGGATTAGAAGTCGATTTCGTTCGAATATCTCATCATATAAATTATGAAAAGAACGTCTTCCGTCGTAGATTAATCCTTCAGCTTGTTTCTGACGAATAATGTCTGTGACACCGGATTCGTAAGACCATGGAGCTTCTGCACTAGTATTTAGTGTCCAGGGATAGTATCTGAGATCAGGAAAATGAATCGGACGTAGCTTCTTGCTTGGTCTAAAAAGATCAGCAGTAACACGTAGGGCTCTTAAGTAATGGTAATCTCTTTTGACATGATGAACTGGTTGTTCATAAGACATAAAGTCATCAACTAGACGTTGATCGTCAAATGCGGACCTTCGCTTGCGCAAAGTTGCGTCAAGTGTTGATTGATTTGTCCTTGCTTGAATAGCAGAAAGAACAATATGTCGACGAGTATCGATAATCTTCTTTGAGAAGTTACCAGGCACGTGGGCTCTTTTCATCAACTTAACAATCGTAGGTGAAACTCGACCTCGGTAAAAGAGGTTAGTTTGAGATGTAACCATGTTGGTTTATAGTTCATTGTTTTGAACTGGAAATCTTTT